CAATCATCGTTTTCCTCCAGTTTCAAATTTAGATTTTATAAAATTAAGTTGTTCTTTGGTTAGGATTCTTAGAGCCTGCTTTGCCTTTTCGTTACTATAACCATAATAACGTTTCACCAATTCAAGATCTTTAATCTCATCTTTACGAAGCCAAGGAGAAAATCTCTTTCGCTTTCTCACACTATTTAGATAAAACGAATATTGCATATCACTATCCAGATGAGCACTAAGATTCATCTCATTTGCAAATAAAACTGTGTCCAAATGTCCTGACATACAACGGTTAATAATGTATGCAGGATACTTTGCATCTGGATCCTCTTCATAGATATTCTTTTTGTTTTGGTTGATAGAATTCAACCAGTCTTTCAATTCAGTCATGATGTGGTTTTGGAGTTTTGTTGTAGAGTTCTAGATTTCTTTTATCTAGATTTCGATTAAAGTTCCAATAGTCAAATTTCATATAGAGATAATATATCCCTATTAAACTTCTCTTGACAAACTCTTCAAAAAATAAAATTGGAATAATAATAATCTCAAATACACTCATTGATAATATGATGGTTTATAATTACTTTTTTCTCTCTCATCCCATTCTCTTAATATCCATGATGATGATTGCTTCTTACCTGTTCCACCAACACCCCACCTGTATATAACTCTGGAATCATCCTTATATAAATTAAATTCTGGTGTATTTTCATTATGTCTATCTCCACCATTACAAAAGATTACTTTATCATATATCTCAAGACATTGAGCAATTGCATCACAAGCAGTGTCATTACTATCATCAAACTCAAGAACATTATCAACATTTCTTAATGCTCTAACAACAGATAATCTGTCATAAAATGGCATAAATGGTTTTCCCTTCTTTCTTGTTAACCAATGATCTGAATTTAAACCGACAGCCAATGCACTCAAGGGTGCTATTTGTTTTGCTGAATTAAGTAATGAAATATGACCACTATGTATTGGGTCAAATCCACCTGTAACTAGAACTACGGAAGAAGTCATCGTATAATTTGAATGTTGTCATCTTCTGTCCAGAGTTCGACTTTATCTCTGAACCTATTTTGTTGTTTTAAATTATTATATCTTTTAGATGCTTTACGCTTCCACCAAGATACAATATTCTCAAGATAAAATTTATCATAATTTTGTCCTGGTGTCAATACATCTTCTTTACCCAGTAAAACTTCTTTAACATTACCAAATCCATAATCAGACGTATATGATCTTTTTCTTTGTGTAAGATTAAATGCCATCTGAATTACTTTATTAAATTCTTCTAATTTGTTCTGATCTTCTAAAGAATTTCTAATTATAGAAATCATTTTAGTTTGCCTTTTCATTTTCTTAGATGAGGCTCTATTTTCGGTTAATGGTTGATTATTATTCAATATTGTAAAATGATTATGCAATTTATGAAATGCATCAGCATGAAGTAACGGTAAAAATTTACTATCAGTTAATCCCTTATATCGTATGAATGGTTTGAGACCATCATATTGAGATGCAGATGTAGTAGATCCATAAAGAGAAGTAGTTTCAAACCAACCAATATCTTTTTCAAATACTTCATTAAGAGTCTCTCTTGCGAAGTGAGAAACACACATCAATGCAAGCAATTTACCTCCAAGATAATTGTAACCAAAAGGTTGAGATGGAACAATTGCAAATCCCATACAAGCATGACGATTGAAAATTGATAAATTGGGTGGTTTACCCAACCACTCATTTCTTGGTTTTGAATTAATAGTCGGTGAACCGAACCGTATAAACCCTACAATCTTCTTACTATTTTTTTCAAAAATAATCCAACGTAATTCTCTACCAGGTATATTCTTTTCAATAATAGCAGAAGAAGTTGCTGTTAAAAGTTCATGGTAATATGCTTGTGGTAAACTGTTTTGAAACCTTTCACCAACAAACTTTATTTCAAAATCCATATCTTCTGGATGCATATCATCATTAAAGAATTCACTCTTAAGAGAATAATCAGGATCTATTGAAGATAAATTATTTTTTTGACCTATAACTTCTTTCTTTGCATATCGAAGATAATCTTCAATACTAGAAAAATTCTGAAAATAATTAATAAATTCATTTGCAGCCCATTCTGCATCTGCATTGGATACTTTATTAATTACTTTCATTTAAACTCACACTCAACCATAATTTCAGTAAGACATGCAAGCATGTTTATCTCCTGATCTGCCACAAATGCCATTTGATACTGATACTTAGCGAGAGTAAGAACAGCAGCAGGAATACTACTCGGAACCATGTAATCGTAAGAAGCATCGTAAATACGACGAAAAAGTAAATTAGTATCATTGTCCATGTTATGGACACACCATTTACGTACTTCCGAAAAATTCTTTTCTTTGAGGTTTTTAATGAGATCATTTACAGAAATATCACTGAAGTTTGCTAAGATACCACTATCTATTTTACCACAAACAGAATATCTTTGACACTCATTCAATACTCTTCTCCAGTCTGGAAAATGTTTACTGACGAGTTCTGCAAGGACTTTCTTATCACTTTCAATCCTTTCTTTATCTAAGATATCATTAAGTCTATTAAAGAAGGAAGCAGCAATTGTGGGTTTGTCTTTTCTATTAATTGAAAAATCAATAACTGTGCATCTGGAATGTAATGGATCAATTATCTTATTTTTATAATTACATGTAAAAATAAATCGACAGTTTTTATTAAACTCTTCAATACTAGCTCTAAGAAGAAGTTGAACATCAGAAGTTGTATTATCTGCTTCATCAATAATAATAACTTTATGTTTTGACTGACTTGTAAGAGAAACTGTAGATGCAAAGTTCTTTGCATTAGTGCGAACAGTATCTAAAAATCTACCTTCATCTGATCCATTAATAACATAATAGTCTACTCCCAATTCATTACAAAGTGCTTTTGCAACAGTGGTCTTTCCTATTCCTGGAGGACCAGAAAGTAACATATTTGGTATTTCACCAGTATCTAAAAAACCTTCAAAAGTTTTTTTAATACCTGCTGGCAAAATACACTCATTAATTGTTTTGGGTCTGTATTTTTCAACCCAGATAAAATCACTCATTAATCATAACCAATGTGGTTTTCTGGATGGGTCACGAAGATAATTAGATGCAACCCAAGGTTTGCTCCCAATGTAATTTTGGTAAGCAGTAAAAGTGTCAATGCTTGTGTTATGTTTAAACTCATCGGGCATTGCACGAGTAAAAGACTCGACCATATTATAACACGTAATCACTTCTCCTGCAAATCTATGAAATGTTTTCTTAGCCTCAAATATTGCTTTATGACATCCGTGTAATTTACCATAACGATATGAATACTCTTGAGAAAGAGCACAACCATGCTGAATCAACCATGCTGTATTGTATATACTATCTGCTGCCCATTTAGTGCATGGATGGTTCCTGAATGCACCCTTCTTGACCGAGTATGGGGTTCCATCTTTCTTCTTGACTAAATCATCACCCCAATCATAATACCAATGAGAGAAGACAATAGAGAGCATCTGACATGTCTCTAAAGGCATCTTAACCACATGTTTATCTGGTAATACTTTAGCAGATTCGTGTGGACAAGGACTAGTTACAAAGATGTTCAAGTTTACTCAAGATTTCTTTATATGCTACCAGTATATCACCTTTATCCTTTCTAAACAAGTCTTTATCAAAACTTTCTTGTGTTCCTTCTTTCCAGAGTCTCATTCCATCAGGAGATAGTTCATCAGCTAATAGTATATTTTTTTCAGAATCATAACCAAATTCTAATTTAAAATCAACAAGTGTAATACCAATCTTTCTAAAAATTCCCTTTAATACAGCATTAACCTCCCTTGATATATGTGTTATTAAATCCAATTCCTCACTATAACCCATCAAATTAATACGATCTCTTGTAAGTAGAGGATCATCTTTCTCATCATCCTTTAAATAATACTCAACCAAAGGCCAATTAAATAATCTACCTTTTTCCAAAGTTGTTTCTCTGACTATGGAACCAGCAGCAACATTCCTTACCACAAATTCTATTGGAATTATATCAACCTTCCTACAGGACATAATTCTTTCAGGAAATGTATCAAGATAATGAGTTTTTATTCTATGTTTTTCCAACTCTTTAAATAAAAGAGCAGAAATATCCATACAAACTTTTCCTTTACCTTCCTTCCATAATTCCTTTTTACCATTACCTGCTGTAACTCTATCCTCATATTGTATGAGAACTTTATCAGGTTCAGATGTTGTAAAGACAGTCTTTACTTTTCCTTTTATAATTTGTGTGTTAGTCATACCAGTGTCGGATTACCCCTGCAATAATAAAACAATTAGTAATGAGATAAGAAAAGAAAATAATAGAACGTACCAAAACAACGTGATTGTCGTATCGTTTAGTTCTTTCATCAGCGAAGCTACCCAACGCATACTTCCATATCCTCCATAGTTTAGACATT